AACTGCGGCCAATTGGACTTTTTCAGATGGGTGTTCATTTAAATATAAAGAGTTATTTTTTTCAGCAATTGGAGTGAATATTTTCCATAAAATTGGATATTCATCAGCCAATTCATTTGGGTTAACAGATTCATCTTTTTCATTCATGAATTGTCCGGTTTGAAAATGAAATTGGTACCTTTTGTTTTCTTTTTTAAATAAAACTATGTAAAGTGGTCCTTTTTCATTATAATCATCAAACCTATCATTTTTCTTCGCCGCAGTACACCATTTAGTATTAATTCCAAAGAAACAACTTGCTGCTTTCGTTTTAGGGACAACAACTTTCACCTGACTGTCGTTATAAATTAACTCGGCTTGATTTGTATTAAAGAAGTTTTGTTCTTCTTTGTTTTCTTGTTCTTTATTTGAAGTAACATCGACTTCCTTATATTGATCAATAATTTCTTCTAAAGAAGTAAGTCCTTTAATTTGATTTATATCTCGAATTGTTAGTGGAGGAGTTAGATTTGGTTTTTTAAGCAAAGCCTTGTATTTTAATAACTCCGGAATAGCTCTTGAAGCTATGTCTTCATATCGGTTTATTCTATTATTTGCGTAATTAAGAACAAGCCAAAAAGTTAATTCTTTATTGCCCGTCGGATCTAAATCTGAAATATTTTTAATTAAATTAACAGAAGATAAATTTTTTGGAGCAGATGAATCTGACTTGGATTTAATTTGTAATTTGTTTCCAAAGTCATTGATTAATCTTTTCTCGTTATATTCAAATAATAGCTCTGATATTTTCATTAGATTATTAATCTCCAAGATGCTGCATTATATGGGCCTTCATAACCAGCAACCCATGCATTACCGTTCCATTGTATTTGTGCATTAGATGAATTATTTTCAACAAATTGAATATTACCAATATTATTTACTGCCGAAAATGTTGTAATCCATGTATTAGAGTTATATGTAATAATATCATTAACATTTGCAACGTTAGAAGCTAATGGCCAAACATTACTGGAATTAATATTGGATGACCCAATCAGAAGATAACTTTGCCCAATGGCTTCAGTGGGAAGTCCGTTAATACCAGGTGCTTGCTTCAATGGATCAACAATCCCAGTAATTGGAGAAAGTGTATTAATTGGTAAAGTTTCCGAATCAATATTATATAATACGGTTGTAGAATCAGTTGGATCAACAGTTATTGTTCCAATTATTTCATTTGCGGAATCGTCATATGTTAATCGAATTTCTGAAACACCTGGACGCAAATTTCCATAAACAGATAATATAGCATTCCAATCCAATGGTTGACCATATATATTCGAATTATTTGTATTTGTTACCCCTTGATTCAAAATACGAATTGTATTGTTTTTAACATATAATCCATAATTATTATATGTAACAACCTGACGCGTCCCATAGATAAGATCGTTTAAATCACCAATCCCATTAATATCTGTTATAACTTTAAATATAACTCCCATCTTACTAACATTTGTCGGGAGAGTTAGCCAAATTGGAGATTCAAATTGTAAAGTTGAAATATCATAACTTGTATCATTACTTTGCCCAACTGGAATAGATCGACTTGACCAAACCGTATCTGTTAATTCAAGATAAGATAAACTTTCCCAGGCTAAAAAATTATCTGTTTGTTGAATTTCTAATGCCGGATTAAATAATGGCAAAATTTGTTCCATTAATTGCATTTTTTGCTGAGTATTACTTGTAACAATGTCAACTTTAACTTCTAATTTATAAGGAGCAGGCATTAATCTTTTAATTGTGTAGGCATTTGCTTGTGTTGGTAAATAAGCATTTTCGGTTTCATCATATTGTCGAGTCCGAATACTTTTTGAACTTTCATATGTTGGACTCTGTGTTCTATCACGATCATATTTAAGATTATTAATGTAAACACTAATCATTGGAATAGATGGCATTGTATTTTCTGAATTTAACCGTTGAATAGTTGCTGCCTGAAAAGAACCATCACCCCATATAACAGGGACTCGAGTATATAATTGATTTCCGGCAGAATCCAAATTATATTGAACCGTGAATTCACTGAAGATACGCATAATTTGCAGTATCCATTTTCTTAACTGAGCGTCATAAAAAAAATTTTGGGCCATTATTTTTTACCTACATTTCTAAAAAGTTCGAGTTCTGTAATCAGCCGAAATTTTAGACCATTCTTTTCGCAGTATTGTAGAGCGTATGCCCACTTACTTTGATTACGAATAATTTGGGCCTGATTTATCTTACTTTTTGTTTTGGTTTGACCTGTTTGACTACTGGGCTTAATTTCAATAATTTCCCCATGTTTAATTCCGGAAGAGTCTAGATATATCATTAAAAAATCCGGAAAATATCTTTTATTTTTTCCAGTTAAGGGGTCTTTGTAGGGAATGGCAAAAGGTTCGGAAGCCCATTGTAATACGCTTGGATGATTATCCAAAAAAGCCATAAAAGAACTTTCCCATGAAGATCTAAAAATAGGAGCGTGTTGCCCGATATATTTTTCTTTATTTTTTATATTGTAGAGTCCTTTTGCAAATTTAGACATCAGGCCGAAATCTCCCGTGAAATAAACAATGGAGTCGCTTGGGTTGGGATAACCCCTATTAATGCATTTTGGGCTCTTACTGAATTCATTTGAGCAGCCAATGTTAAATCAGAAATTGTTCCATTTTCAATTTGCTGAATTAATGTAATTGGGTCCAAATTCATATTTTGTGATATTAATGTATATGCTTGAACTAATTCATCAACAACAATTGAATTGCTGCTTTGTGTTTCCGCAAATGCACGAATGTAATCAAAATTATTTCGATTTATACTGGATGTTTTTGTTTTTATAGTTGCCATAAATTATCCTACTGTTGGTGGATTTCCACTCGTGCCAAAATCTTGTAAAATTGTTGGGACTCCTATAATTGAACTACCGGATGAAATTTGAGCGGCAGAATCAATTGAGGAAGACGATCCCGAAACCGAATCTAATACCGTAGTTACAGAATTTACCCCGCCACTATTTATAATGTTCGTTGTTTCATCTGTAGCATTTTCAATAACATTGGTTGTGTCCGTCGAAGTTGTAGATACTGAACTCGTTTCGCCTAATGGACTAACAGTGTTATCAAATAAAGAAGATGTTACTCGATCCCAACTAGCCAATTCATCATTTTCTAATTGACCGGAATTATACAAAACAGTTTCATAATCAATCGTCATTTTATTTGTCATAAAATCCGAATCCGCCGAATCTAACTGATCATGCTCGTAACTTGTTATTACTGGATTTACTAATACAAATTCATTATATTCTGGACCAATAGATACATCAACAGATCTATTAAATTGATAAATTCTTATACTATCAAAAAATAAATTTGGTCGATTAAAATTTGAACCCGCGACAGGTGTAATCTGAGTTCCCGTATCGGATGTTTGAACAGTGTCTAATCCATAATTATCAAAAGTTGAACTATAAATTGAGCTAACATTGCCATTGGATTGAGCCCACTGAGTAGGTATATTTATACCCTGTGTTTGCGTCTGATCCCAATTAACATAACTAGAATCAGCATTCATATATTGATAATAAGCATATAAAAAATGATCAATCGTATTAATTGTATCATCCCACAATGTTATTTGAACTGATTCATAATTTGTTTTGGTTGTATTAATACTCCATTTATTATATTGATTCTTTTTAACAATTTCAAATTTAAGCTGTGGTAAAACAACAGTTTTTGCCAATACGCCAAGTATCGGTAAATTATTAGGCTGCCAATTTATTCTATTACTGGTTATTGCAGTAGATAATGATTGATTAATAGTTGTTAGAGCGCCCGAATTTAATTGAAAATATACATGAAACCAATTTTTAGTTTTTGGTGCAAAACTATTATTGTTTGGGCTAAAAATTTTGGATGCATGTCTATAGTCACGCAATGTTATATCAGGATTAGCTGATATTGAAGTAGTCGACAATAATTGTTGTAAAACGCTCATGCATGTATTTATGACCAAACAAAAACGACTTCGATTAATCGAAGTCGTTTTTGAAAATTTAATTTAATATTAGATAAGTATTGAACTCGATGTCCGTGTACCAACCGTGCCAATACCACCGGCAGAATTTCCACTCTGGAGAGCATTATCGAATACGACATCAAGTTTAATAGTTAATGGTTCAGAACTTTTATAATCATTATCACCATAAGATACTTTCTGAATATATGCACCAACAATATCCCACTCTTCTAAGACAACGGGATCGACTGTTCCATTTCCACCATCCAAAACCTGCTGAATTAATTCAAATTTATATGCCCCGGATGCAGAAGCGGATGCTTGATTTAAAAAATCAAATTGCCGTTGCATTTGCTGGCCAACCAATGCACTAACTGATCCATTAACATCATCACGCAATTCAATAGATAGTGGATCCCATTTAACTTTGCCTGCATAGTGAATTTTAGAATTATATACATCTATCACTTGATCTTCAAAATCAGCAGAAGGACGAGTAATTGTCATTACCTGTTTAGTCAATTCTGTTGTTGTACTGCCCGCGCCAAATCCGACAAATAATATTCGAAAACGGTACTTCAATTTTGGCATTAATAATCCCTGACCCGAGAGACCAGAATCAAGTGGAACGGTCATATTTAATAAAGAGCCTGTTGCTCCGGCCATATTGTATCTCCTGTACTACAAATATCTTATAATGTTATTTATGCAAATCTTAGATTTTTAGAAATCGTTTTAATTTTTGTTCTAACTACCAATCTTATAACGTATATCAGGGAAGTGGTCTAAATTTTCTTTAAAATATTCTTGATTAACAGCTATATATTTCCCATGTATATAAATTTCATACCCTTTACTCATTGCTTTTTCAAGATTATCATTTCGAAATTTATATTTTTTAACAAATTTTTCGGGAGTTAATGTTTTTAAATCATAATACATTGAAAAAGAAGAATTACCATTACAAATTCTATCTTTTAATCTGGCTAACGAATAAAGTTTACAGGTATACCAGGCCGTTGTGCCTAAGTTATAGTCTACGGTAATATCTTTCGTTGGACACCATGTATATGAAAATCCATTAATTGGAAAAATAACATATAAATTTGCTCCAAATTGATATGTATTACTTATTCTACCCGTGCAAAATATACTATTTGACCGTAATGCTGTAAATCCAGTTTTTTT